CGTCTCCTGCCACGATTTCCCCAGTCGCTTCTGGGCCTCCTCGCTCATCGTACCCGGAGTAGTGAGCACGCCGCTCGGCTGCGCGTTCTGGCTGAAGAAGCGCGCGCCGTAGGATTCCGTCGCCAGGGACAGCCCCAGCGTCTCGCGCATGAGACCGACGGCCGACATACCGCTCAGCCCGTCATTCGAGAGGCCCATGACGTGGAAGACCTCATCCTCTAGTAACCTCTCGGGGGGGCCACCTTCCGGCCGCCTGTAGTCGTAGGCTTTCGCGCCGGTCGGGAGCATCACCGGCGTCACTCTGTCGGGGTGCAGTGGTATGAGTTGGTCGATGGCGCCGCGCGATCCTGGAATGATGCGGTTGTAGCAATTGCCCCTCAGCAGGACGTGGCCGAACAGCATTTCGCGCCACTGAAAGGAGTCCTGGTAGCGGTTAGGTTCCGCGCTCAGGAGCACGTCGAGCGGCAAAGTGCTGGCGCGTTTCTTCGCGCCGTTGGGCTGGTCGGCGAAGATGCCGAACGGGAGCATGGCGAATGCGCCAGCCAGGATGCTCACGCAACGGAAGACGGTCGCTATCTTGAGGGCTGTATCGGCGTCGACGCGCACGCCCGCTTGAGCGAGCATCGATGAGCCGACGGCGTTGTACCAACGATCATCATCCGGTGCGGGCGTTTCCGCTCGTGGGTTCAGGAGTCTAACGAGAAGGCCCGTTGTCATGTTCGCGCCCTCCAAGTCGCTACGGTTGCCAGCGTGAGCAAGAGGAGCCCGACGACGACCAGCGCCAGGCGGGGATCATAGAGTGCGAGTCCGGCGGCAAGGAAGCCGAGCCCGAGGATGCTGATAAGGTCGCGGATATCGATGAGGCGCATCATGTCGTCAGCACGCCCCTTGTCTCATAGACGCTCACCGGCTCTGCCTCTTGCACCATCGCCCGGCCTATCGCCATCGCCAAAGCAACCATGCCGTCGACCTTCTCCGTCGACCTCGCCTTGTCGATCTTCAGGTTGCCCGCCGCGTCCTGCTGGACCGCCACGTTCGAGGCGTTCCACCTCAGCACGGGATTGCCGCCATGCCCCAGTTTCCGCTCCAACACGAGCCGCTCAATCTCTTTCGTCGGCGCCGTCATGGAGGCGAAGCCCTGGCCGAACGGCACGACCGTGAAGCCGTCCCCCATGAGTTGCGTCTGCAACTGCGTCGAGTTCCAGCGGTCGATGGCGATCTCTCTGATATTGTAAAGTTGCTTAAGCTCGTTGACCCTTGCACGGATTATATCATAGTCCACAACGTTACCGGGGGTAGCTTCAATGTACCCTTCGCGGACCCAGACGTCGTATGGCACGCGGTCGCGGTCGGCCCGCTGTCGGACGCCTTCTTCGGGCACCCAGAACGCCATCAGCGCCTTGTGCTGCTCGAGGAACCATAGAGCCAGCGCCGTCAAATCCTTCGTGCTCGACAGGTCAAGCCCGGCATAGCACTCCTGCCCCTCAAGTAGTGTCGGGTCGAAGGGCTCGCCGTTCTCATCCCAGACCGTCATATCCAGCCAGCGCTCGGACTGCTCCGTCCATTCGTTCAGATGCAGCCGGCGGAAAGCGTTTTGCTGCCCGGGGACTTCCTGCGCCCGCCGGCACTTCGTCCGCAGATCCTCCGCCTTCACCGACACGTTCAGGTTCGGGTTCGCCTTCGGCCAGACCGCCTCGTCTCGCCAGTCGTCTCCGTCGTCGATGCCCGCGATGTAAGCGAAGAACGTATCGTCCGGCAGTATCCCCTCCAGCACTTTGACCGCGTAATCGTGTTGCTCCCAGCAGACGGAGTTGCGGTCGAAGCCCGCCGTCGTGATGACGAAGATGAGCGGCTGGCGCCGGGAGCCCGTCGCCGTCGTCAGGACATCGAGGATGTGGCGCGTCTTGTGGGCGTGGAGTTCGTCGATAACGGCGCAGTGGACGTTGAGTCCGTCCATGTTATCGGCGTCGGCACCCAGCGGCTCGAACTTCTGGGCGGTGCTCTCGACGTGCAGGTTGCCGACGAACGCCGTTATCCGCCGCTTGAAAGCCGGTGTTGCCTTCACCGCGCGCGAGCCTTCGGACCAGACGATCTTAGCCTGCTCGCGCTTGGTCGCCGCAGCGTAGACCTCAGCGCCGGGTTCGTTGTCAAAGAAGGCCATCTTCAGGGCGAGACGGGCGGCCAAGCTCGACTTGCCGTTCTTGCGGGCCAGCTCGACCTCCGCTACCCGGAAGCGCCGCAGTCCGTCCGCCCGCATCCAGCCGAAGAGACAGCCGACGATGAAGGCTTCCCACGGCTCAAGTATGAACGGCTGGCCTGCCCACTCACCCTTGCTGTGCTTCGAGAGGGCGAAGAAGGCGATGGCGTGCTCGGCTTCCTCGGCGTCAAAGTATAGGCCGCGTGCCTCGCCCGTCTCCAGGTCGCGGATGTGGCGCTCGCAGGCAAGGCGCACGAGCCGCCCAGCGACGATGCGGCCGGCGATCACGTCCTCAGCGTAGGCGGTGACGGCGGACTCAGTGGGCGCGCTTGTCGTCATTCAGCCATTTCTCCACTGGGTCCTCGCTCTCTGCCGGCTTCACGCTCGACACGCGGGATCGCGAACTCGGCGTCATGCCGAACTCGACGAGCAGCTTCAGCATTTGCTCCATCGCCTTGTTCGCGATCTGTAGGTAGGGCGACTGCGCCAGGTAGCCGTTCTTCCCCTGCTTGACGATGGGACCGAACTTGAAAAGCTGATCCTGCGCGTCTTTCCACCGCGCCCAGGTCTCGCAATAGACGAGCAGCGCGGTCGTGTCCGTCTCTGTCATCACGCCCACGCGCAGCAACTTCTCGCCGGTGCGCTTCCATTCGGCCTTCGCCTCCGTCGTTAGCCACGACGGGGCAGGCGGTAGCCGAACAGCAGGGCGCGGCTCGTGCTTCGGGAGTGGGCGCTTGCCTGGATTGCCCTTGACGATGCGGAGTGCTGTCGGCTCTGGCCGTGGCCCGCGCTTACCCACGCTGCGCCTCCTTGCCGGTGAACTGGAGCGTCAGGGTCGGTGCTGCCCCGCCCTCTTCCGCATGGATAGCGGACGTGTCGCTGGTTTCACTTCTGACGCGCTTAGGATAAGGCTTGGCGAGCGGGAGAATGCGGGCGCGCATCTCATCGTCGAGGGGCAAGGCATATTTCCATTTACCCGCACAGCGAATGAGGGTACATTGCTCCGGCTTCCAAACAGGGCGATACCGTCCGTAGACCTTCTTCCTGCCCGTCGGCGATATCATCCGACTGTGCCACCGCTTGCCATCGGGCGCGATGTATTCGCTAGTACCCGGTCGGCGGCCCAGAAATAGCCATCCCGCCGCCTGATAGATGCCGCCAATGTGCCCGTGTTCGGGGTCTGCGTAGCTGATGAGCAGGCGAAGACCTGGACACTGCTGACGCAACATGATTACGGCAATCCGCAGAATCCGGGAGACGGGAGACTGATGATCGCGTAGCGCTACTCGTGTCAATTCAGCGATCTCTATCGTCGAGATACCGAAAGGCGAGGCGCTGCGCGGCGCAGCGCCTCGGGAGAACACCACAACACCGACGAATCGACTATCCTCCCAAGCCCCTAAAATGACATGCGGGGGCGTGGGCATCCTCCGGCTGTAGTGCCAGTGCTCAACGGCGTATTTCGCCGCCTCATAGGAACACCAGTCCAGCCGAAGCTCAGGGTGTGAACTCATGGCCGCACTCCGGACACGTTACATTCGCCTTCTGATCCAGCCTCGATTGCTCGTCTATACCGATGGGTTCAAAGTTCGGCACTCCCAGCCCGTCCAGCATGGCCCTCAGCGCGTCGTCTTTGACGCTCACCTCGGCCAGCAGCGCGTCAAGTTGCTCCTGGTCGGTGATGGTCATGGCGCCCAGCGGGTCGAAGGTCGCCAGTACGGCCCTCTCCTCGTCCTCACTCAGGTCGACGTAGACGACCGGGACGGTAGGCTCTTGCCTGCTGATAGCCAGGGCGACGCGGGCATGGCCGTCGACCATGTGCCCCGTGCGCTGGTTGACGATCACGCGCTGCACCCAGCCGACTTCGCTCAGGATGCCGGCGAGCGCGTCCTGCTGGGCCTTCGGGTGTATCCGCCAGTTGCGCGGGTTGGCGAGGAGCTGATCCGGCGCCTCTTCGCCCTCGCCGAGTATTCGGTTCTTCCAATGGGCTGCTGTAGTCATGGCCCCTCTATTTCGTGGCGCATATGCCAGAAGGCTTTACACGTGTTTTGCGGCGGCCTACTAGGAATAGCGTATGTTGCATAGCTAGGTATGATTTCGTAGCCCCCAGGTCAAAACTTGCGGTCGCGCGCGTTACAC